TAATGGTATAGACTTTTACGTGTGTAACGGTACGGTAAACAATAGTCTCACATCTGGCGTTGCACACGGATTAACGGTCGATATAGACGGCGTTGGTATAGGAACTATGAACCCATCTTATAAACTTGACGTCGTTGGTGACATAAACTTTACGGGAACGCTCTACCAAAACGGTTCGGTGTTTAGTGGTGGAGGTGGAGGTGGAAGTAGTGTTTGGACAACCTCGGGTTCAAATATATACTATAATTCGGGTAACGTAAGTATAGGATCACCTTTATCTAACGCGAGATTGTATATAGAACCAACGGGGGGTTTGCAAACAGATAATGGTATATACGTATATAACCCAATTAATAGTAGTGGTCAAGATGCTATAATAACTTTAAGAGTAGCTGGTTCATCCGCGGGTGATCCTTATCTAGCCTTTGATATAGCTGGTTGGGCAAGTTGGGCATGTGGTGTAGATACTAGTGATGGTCACAAATTTAAATGGAGTAGTGATTGGGGCGATGTAGGATCTAATACAAAAATGACATTAGACCGTTATAGCGGTAATTTGGGTATAGGAACATCCATTCCATCTTATAAACTCGATGTCGCTGGTGATATAAACTTTACGGGTTATTTAAGTGTAAATGGTAGTGTAGGTACATCTGGTCAAGTACTCACATCGAGTGGACCAGGTAATTCACCAACGTGGACGACTGGAAGTAGTGTATGGACAACCTCGGGTTCAAATATATACTACAATTCGGGTAATGTTGGTATAGGAACATCAAGTCCTCAGCATAAGCTTCAGGTTGGCGGAAATGTAAGTTTGGGTTCATCTTCAGAAAGGTTGTTTCGTCCGACACATTATTACTACCAGACATATTCAGGAACCAGTGGATACGCTTACCATTTCCTGGAGATTAATAACACGTGGGTCTTACATGTCAATGGGAACGACAAAATGTACATCAGGTCAGATTCAGGAGTTGTATTGGATGACTTCACTGGACAGCATAGATCTTTTGTAGAAAATGTTTGGACCGAAAATATTAATGACTATATTGGTCTCATCGTATGTGCAAATAAGAATACATACACGAGTGCGAGTTTTGCCACATATAAAGGAAATCGTGCGATTCAAATAAATGAATCTTTACCAGATGTTCGTCTCAGCAATGTTGCCTACGATAAATCGTGCTTTGGTGTAATATCTAGTGGTGAAGACCCAGAATCACGCGAAGATACATATGGTACCATAACGATCCCTATTCCTAAAGAAAGAGGTGATACGCGTACTTTTATCAACTCCGTAGGTGAAGGTGCCATTTGGGTGACCAATATCAATGGTTCCCTCGAATCAGGGGATTATATCACGACATCCAATATAGTTGGCTATGGTCAGAAGCAGGACTCTGAGTTCCTCGCTAACTATACGGTTGCTAAAATAACGATGGATTGCGATTTTAATCCAAAAATTCAACCAGTGAAACAAATTAAAAAGGAACTGGGAAATGTAGAATACTGGATAAAATACAAAATAAAGGTAATATCACAAGAAGAATACAATGTATTACCGGATACACAAAGGAGAATAAAAACAAACGCTGATGGTAATGATAAATATTACCAATTAATTTATGAAGAAAAAACTATAGAAGATCCATTAATCTATGAAATAGAAAATTATGTTTGGATACACGAATCGAGAGAAGAAATGATTAATTCAATTGATGAAAATGGTATTTTTATATGGGAAGACCATCCCACAGAAACAGAGAAAGCCTATAAAATCCGATACCTCGATGCTAATGGCATGGAGACGGATGAAGTGAATCATGTATACAAGGCAGCTTTTGTAGGGTGTACATATCACTGTGGTTAAACTAATTTACCATTCTGGAAAAGGTCAGAATGGTAGAAAGTTTTTACTTTACTTTCGTGGAAATGAGTCCATGATCGCTAGGGCAATAACACCCGCAATGAAAAACAACACGACATAATTACACTCGGTATCCTCCTCGCCAGTAGAATTTTTACGATTCTCCTGGACTGGGACTGGGACTGGTACCTGTTGTGAAGGCCTCGGTCTTTCAATAGGATCTTCGTCTAAGGGACAATAACCTATCATTTATACTATATTTTACAAATTAATTTCGACCGACTTTTTCTTTCGCCCGCGTTTACCCTTGGTCTGAGAAACTTTCACTTCACGAACGTCGCCGTCTTCACCTTCACCTTCTTCCGTTGGAGCTTCAGCTATATCCGAAACGTCGTCGTCATCGTCATCATCTACACTAGGTGGTTCCTGTGGTGCAATACTCGTCGTATTCATAGGTGGTGTTGGTGGCATCATAATGTTACCCATAAGACTCGAAATGTCGAAACCGGGTCCCTGCATTTCGCGTCGTTCACCGGTTTCAGGTGTTTGTTGTTGCTGAGATTTTGGAACCGTATTCTGAACCGCGGTCATCATGTTCTGAACGAGTCCCGGATTTTGTTTAATCACGTCATTCATGTTTGGCATGACGGATTTAAACATACTATTCGTTAAATGGAACATCATCGCCGAACCACCAAGCATCATAATAAGTTTGATTTCTGGAGCAACGTGCATTTTTGTTCTATACTTCACGTATAACTCCTCGAAAACCTCATCGTAATCGTCGACGTTTTCCATAACATTTTCAGACCATCCATCGAGTTGAATCTCAAATGGGTTATACTTCTTATTTAAAAATTCAAGACCTGTCGTACACGCGATAAGCATACGTCTCGAAAACTTAATTGATTTATCGACATCTATACTATATGTAATTCGCTTAACTTCGTTTCTAAGTTCATCTATAGGGGAATAAACATTCAAACGCTTGTTTACAGTAAACCCCTTTTTTTCCAAACGTCCGAGTTTATTAACTAAATCGGCTTTCTCTTCGTCTATTGTTTTAAAACCAGGGGATGGTTTTTCTTCTTCCTCCATGGCATACCCACCACCTCCTCCCCCGTAGTCCATCTCAGGTTCGTCATCTTCGTATTCACCATAGTCGACTGGTTCTTCCTGAATAGCCGGTGCCGACTGGGGTGTTTGTTTGTTTGGATTAACAAATGAATCCATGTCTTCCTGAAACACCTGTGGTTGAGGTGGCGTAAACTGCGTCTTCATACGCGTAATTTGTTTTTTCACAGGCTGAGATCTAGGAACTTCAATCTCTATTTCATTCATCAAAGCCTGTTCGTTATCATCAAGTTTCATGATATTTGTATCTCTACGATCAAGAATAATCTCTCCGTCCATTACTCTTTATATTGAAACTATTCTATTCTCTTTAACGCACTTTATAAAAAATGTTGTTTCAATATAAATGAAACTTAACTCCACTAACAAAAATACTCTTCGAGCTATGCTTATAGTCGTACTCCTTTTGTGTGTCCTCACGATGTTTCGTACCAGTGGATACCAGGGCAAAGAAATTGAAATCGAAGCTGTAAACACGGGTTCGTTGTTTGACATTCCATCATCGGAAGAATGTTTGAAAACCGCTTACTATTCGAATAGTGTTGGTGGTGTATGCAACGGCCAAAAACTCGTCCAGGAACAAGCGGGTTATAAGATGAAGTAAAATCTCCGGTATATATAAATGGCTTTAGTGACTAGTCAGTCATCTTTACCTGATTTCGAACACGAGTATCATACGATTACAGTTGATACTATAGGTCAGTTAAGTAAGAATACGTTTACTGTTCATCTTCAACAAACACTAGAAAATATTGTTCAGGCGAGACTTGTAGCTGCACAAATTACAACTACAAATTCTAACGTTTGTTATATTTCTGTGAACGAACTCGATACGAATTATTCACAAAGAACATCAAATATTTATGGGTATGAAAATCAGGAAGTTATATCTAAAGTAAACAATTCATTTGGAAGTTTGATAAGTGGTGGTGGCACAGTATCGCAAATTATTTTCAAAGATAACTACCCAGTCGTTCAACAATATTCAACACCTATACGAAAAATAGACCGATTAACATTTACATTATTTAACCAAGATGGTAATACTATACAGGGTACAGATGATAACTTTTTTATTTTTAGATTCGTATGTAAACAAAAAAATTTACCATTCCAGGAGAGTGGTAAATAGCGCATATTTTTAACCTTTTCTTATTATAAATGTCTTCTGGTATTGTTCAACTCATCGCCATAGGTGCTCAAGATGAACACATTATGGGCGAACCAGAAATTTCTTTTTTTACATCAACGTTTAAAAGGCATTCTAACTTTTCACAGTCCGTAGAAAAACAGACAATACAAGGGTCTGTGAAAGGTAATTCCATGTCATCTATTCGGTTTGACCGAACAGGGGATTTATTAGGGTATACGTACCTTACTATAGATAATAACGCACAAGCACTCGATATTCAACGCTGGGATACACTTATCGATAAAGTTGAACTTCTTATTGGTGGTCAGGTCATAGATACACAAGACGCCATATTTACCGAAAAAATAGCTATTGATACATTTGCAACGAACGTCTCAAAAAGTGCTATAGGTACACACCCAGGTGTAAGCGCGCGTTCGTATTTTTACCCATTTAGATTCTTCTTCTGTGAAGGTCCACAATGTGCTTTACCCATAATCGCTTTACAGTACCATAACGTCGAATTACGTATACACTGGGGCCCGGATGCAGGTAACTATAACTTTGAATGTTATTCAAACTATTATTATTTAGACAATGAAGAACGCGGTAATCTCGTTTCCCGTAACCACGATTTAATTATTACACAGGTTCAAAAAAGTATTCCATCCAATGAACTTGTTCAAGAACTGACGTTTAACCACCCAGTTAAGTATATTGCATCTTCAGATACAACAACTGAAGGTGCTTTAACGTCTACAACAAATAAAATTAAAATCGAAATAAACGGGTTAGATATTGGTAATTTTAAATGGGCGAAACCACATTTCATAGATGTTATGAACTATTACCATACAAATTTCGTCACATCACCAGATTTCTTCTTATACTGTTTTTGTTTATCAACAAGTTCACTCCAGCCGACAGGAACACTCAATTTTAGTCGTTTAGATTCAGCAAAGGTCGTGAGTCAATCCATGGTCATTTCAGACCCAATATATGCAGTAAACTATAATATACTTCGTATCGAAAATGGTATGGCCGGTCTCATTTACGCAAATTAAAATGCGCACCTATATTAAATGGTTAAAAACATACCGACCCTCGAGCGGTCTACCAAAATCCGGTTTGGTAAATATTCTACAGATGACCAGGGTGAAAATACGATTGTGTTCAATGCCTCTAATGTTGCTATAGATACATCAAGTCCAGGGAGTATTTACATGACACCACTTCGTCAAGAAGATGATATAACATCTAGTGATATAACCATATTGACGTATAACACAGAAACTAAGGAAATTATAGATTCGAATGTACTCGCGGTTGAACTTTTCACGATTAATTTACAATACGCGACGAATAATGATAACGTTACATCAAATACGGTTCGTTTTATAAATGATACGACTTCTTTTGTAACAACTGGTAATGTCGGTATACAAAATACGAGCCCTACACACGCACTTGATATAGGTTCACAATTTCATGTAACCAAAGATGGTGAAGTACGTGTGGGTCCTTCCGTTTTAATAGATTCTAATGCAGATAATAAAATTCAGGTTTCGGGTAGAATAGATACAGATTCGATTACATTAGACCATATTGGTCTTGCTAATAACAATCCAACTATAACGGGGTTAAGTTTAGGTTCGAGTACGTTTTTACAACACCCAACTGATTCCATAAACGCATTTAGTACCACGGGTAACGTAAGTGCGGGATTTTACCACGGTGATAGTTACTTTTTATCAAACTTGACTCTAGACAATATCATTTTACAAGGTAATACAGCCGCTTCTAAAACAGTTGAATTTAATAAAAGTGGTACATCTTTAATCACGGTGAGTAATGTTGGTATAGCAAACGCTTTGCCTGTACACACGTTAGACGTTGGTTCAAATTTGTTCGTAGACGATATAGGTTCAAATATATTAGTTGTGACCGGTAATACATTCACATCGAGAAAAGCGTTAATTGGGTCAAATGTTACTATAGATACGTTAGGGTCAAACGTCGTTGAAGTTACGGGGAATACATTTACCTCGAGAAAAGCCTTGGTTGGATCGAATGTTACTATAGATACGTTAGGGTCAAACGTCATTGAAGTTATGGGGAATGTAAATGTATCGAATTATACGAAAACAGACTATATTACGGTAAAAAAAGATGCTCGCATAAAAGGAAACCTCCTCGTCGAAGGTACGACAACAACTATAGATACTATAAACACAACAATTGAAGATGCCGTTATAAGTCTCGCTAACAATAACGAATTAGCAACTACAGATATTGGTATTATCATGAAACAACCCGGTAGTAACGCGAATCCAACGGTAACTTTTAGAGGCGACGAAAAAGAAATAATGATCGGCTACACGCTAAACAGTTCTTTAGATACCGAAATCACACCCGATTCCGCAAACGTCATAGATTTACACGTCTACGGTAACGTAATAGCACAAAACAACATAACGCTCACATCGGGTGAATTAACAGCCATTACACTAAACGGTAACGTTGTTGGTAATAATGTAGATGTGATTACTTTGAATGGTAACGTTATTGGTAATAATGTAGATGTGATTACTCTAACAGGTAACGTTGTTGGTAATAATGTAGATGTGATTACTTTGAATGGTAACGTTATTGGTAATAATGTAGATGTGATTACTTTGAATGGTAATGTCGTAGGTGATAATGTGAATGTAATTACTTTGAATGGTAATGTGGTCGGGGATAATGTAGATGTGATTACTTTGAATGGTAATGTGGTTGGGGATAACGTCGTTGCTTCGACAATAAATGCGATAACAACAAACAGTAATGTTGTCGGGGATAATGTGAGTGCGATTACACTTTATGGTAATGTCTCTGGGGATAATGTGAATGCAATTACTTTGAATGGTAATGTAGTCGGGGATAACGTCGTTGCTTCGACAATAAATGCGATAACAACAAACAGTAATGTTGTCGGGGATAATGTGAATGTAATTACTTTGAATGGTAATGT